CGTTCAAGGCGATCCTGGATGAGAGCGAGCTCGCGCTTGTCCAGGACGGTCGCCTCGAGGCGTTCCGGGATTACCTGATCACCAAGCGACAGGACCTGCGCGACCTCGAGCCGGCCGCGCGTGAGCGGCTGCGCGCGAGCACGCTGGCGACCGAGAACCCGCTGTTGAAGAGCGCGGACTACCGGGCAGCCGTGCTCGCCGGCGAAGTCCCCCACTGCGTCGACTGCAAGTACTTCGTGGTGCCGCCCCACGATGGATCGCCCGACGGGGACAAGGCATGCACGAGCTTTGGAACCAAGGGTGCCGACGTGGCATGCTTTGGATTCACGGCGAAGATCTCGCCCACTCACAGCTAACAAAAGATCGGCTGTACCTGGCTCGGCTCCGGCCGACCTTTTGTAACGACGTCGACCGGGTGGCTCCCATCGGCGTCGTTTTTTTTAGCTACACCGTGGTCGCGAGTCGCGAGCCGCGCTGCGGGCTGTTGAGCGAGTCGAGTTGGTCCTTGAAGTAGCTCGTCTTGCTCGGCGGTTTGGCCGTCGCGCTCCCGCCCGGGTTCGTGCCGATCCTGCTGGTGGGGCCGATCGTCTTGGGCTTGGGCGGGTTCATGCCGATCTGCCAGGCGCTCGACGCGTCGGCACGCAGCGCACCGGGGGCCTTCACCTCGTTGCCCTGCTCGGCCGCCGCGGTCTTGGCCTCGTTCTGCCGCCGGGCCTCGAGGGCGGCCACGATCCGGCGCGCGAGCACGGTGGCGAACACCGGCGCCGCGGCCGCGGCCGCGTAGGTGCCGAAGGCCGGTGCAAGCTCGAGCAGCGTCTTGGCGACGCCTGGCCCATGCGATGCGGCCCCCTGCAACGCCTTGACCGAGGCGCGGCCCTCCTCGAGGAGCTCGGGCACCATCGTGGCGCCCACGAGCTCGGGCGCGTGGTCGTACACGAACTGCCGGGTCTTCGACGAATCCTCGTTCGGTGGCGCGAGCACGGATCCAGCAAGCGCTGCTCGCAGGATCGAACCGATAGCCGAGCTCTGGCCGAGCGTCTTGCCGAGCCCCTGAAAGACCCGGCGGAGCTGGTCGCTGCCGGCGATCGACGAGGCGTGACCGATCTCATGGAGCGCGTGCGGCACAGAGCTCGTGCTGAGGGCGATGTGCGGAATGACGTCCTCTTCGGCCACGTCACCAGAGATGCGCGCAAGCAACTTCCGCAGCGGGCCGAGCTTGTCGATCATCTCGCCGCCCTCGCCGCCGGCGGCGCCGGCGACGATCGGCATGGTTACGCCTTGCTGCTTGGCGAAGTCCTGGATCGCGTGGACCTCGTGTCGAGTGAACCCGGCGAGATCTCCGAGCGGCGTGCCGTAGCTCTCTCTGATCGGCTCGCCGCTCATTGTCAGCATCGCGAGTCCATGCGGGATGCTGTTGAACGCCGACCTCATCACAATCGGAACGCCCTGATAGACCGCGGCGCCAACGAGCGCGGGCGGGAGCCCCGTGTCGGTTCGGATGCCGTCCTGCTCGTCGCCCATCAGTAGACTCCCTTCTTCTTGGACGCGTTGTTGGGCGCCTGTCCGAACTCGGCGCCGTAGGCAAAGGCGGGAACTGGCGAGTAGTCGTGGATGTCGGTGGTCGCACCGACCGCGGCGCCGCCGACCATCGCGTCGGCGATGTGGTTGTAGCCCATCTGCGCCATCCAGTCGTCGCGCAGCAATGGCACACGCTTGAGGCCGGCGAGGTAGGGCTCGTGATCGATCGCTTTGGGTCCCACGGTGACCTTGCTCTTCCCGAGACGCTGCAGCACTGACTTTACATGGTCCGTGATGATCTCGCCGTGGGTAGTTCCGGGGATGTCCTCGAGCAGCTTGTGGCCGACCGCGTCGACCACCGCGAGCTCGCCGATCGGCGTGTTGTTGTACGCCTCCGCGACCGTCCAGGGCACGACGTCGCCGGGCAGGAAACCACTGTCACCGGGGTCCTTGCCGACCTTGGTCGTGTTGCCGACCGAGCGAATCACGGTCTCGACCAGCTTGCGCTTGATGGGGACGCCCTGCCCGTGGAAAGCGCTCTGGATCTCCCCCGAGATGTAGTCCTGGGCGTTGAGCATGCCCTTGAGCTTGACGAGCTCCTGGGGTTGCACGAGACCCCCCGAGAGGATGTCGCCCTTGTCGACGTTCGAGCCGACGCGGATCTTCGTGTTGCCCTCGTCCCACAGATCGCGCTCGACGAAGTGCGGCTTGGCGTCGTCTCCGATGTACACGTTCTTGCCGCTGCCGCTGTCGCTGTCCTCGATCTTGGTGACCTTGCCGTCTCGCCTGGCGAGCGTGGCCTTCCCTTTCTTGATCTGCTGCATCTGCAGCAGCGCATCGATCTTCCGGTAGCCCGAGACCACGCCGCGGGTGCCGGAGATGCCGCCGGTGTGGAAGGTTCGCATCGTCATCTGGGTGAGCGGCTCGGACATGGCCTGGCCGGCGATCGCGCCGATGTTGTCGCCGATGGTCGGCAGCACCCCTTTCTCGGTGAGACCGAAGCACTTCGCGCAGGTGCCCTTGGGGGCTTCGCAGGTCAGCGGCGATCGCACGCGGACCGTCGTGATGTTCTTGCGGTCGCGCAGCGTGTTGAGCAGCGAGCTCGAAACTAGGTCGTTGTGGGCCGCAAGCACTGTGTTGCCGATGCGGATGTCGGACGCCAGGTAGCGACCGTCCAGATCGGCGTTGCCGCCCTTGAGCGGAAGGTCGATCCCGTGGGTGGTACCGCAGTCGTCCATCGAGATGACGTTGGTGACCGCCGTCGCCATGATGTCCTTGTTGAAGGCGCCGGGCTCGGAGGTCTGCAGCTGCTTGTCGGTCGCGGCCGCGCGCGCGCCGTAGAGCGTGCTCCAGTAGTCCGAGAGCGGGAGGCCCTCGGCGAACGAGCGCATGATCGGCACGGCCTGCTGGTTGCCGTGGTGGTCGTCGACCATGAAGGGGGCTTGGACGATCTGCTTGATCTGGTTGAGATTGCCGCGAGCGCCCGACATCACCATCAGGTTGATGTTGTTGCCCTGCTCGGCGAGGCGGTTGCCGAGGGTCTGGGTCAGGTCCTTGTCGGCCGCCGCGATCGCGGCGACGGCCTTGGCCTTGCCCTCGGGCGTGTCCGTCTTGAACCCAGCCAGCAGGTGCTTGACGTCGGCGAAGATCTTCTTCTTCTCTGGCAGGTTGGGCAGCAGATCCTTCAGACCGAGCGAGAATCCAGACTGGTACGCGTGATCGTCGCCGGTCTGCTTGAGGCCGGAGACGACCTTGCCGTAGTCGCGCGGCATCGTGGTCGCGAGGTCGGTCATCAGATCCTTGAGGCCGACCCGGCCGAGCTCGACGTTCTCGTACTTCTTCTGGAGATCCGGCGGCAGCTGCGAGAGGAACTGCTGCTTCTTGGATGGGTCCCTCGACAACAGGTAGAGCCCGAGCGCGGCCTCGTTCTGCGGCTGGATCATCAGCGCGCCGGTGCCTGGGTTGTAGAGGTTGTTCGAGGGCAGCATGTTCTGCGCCTCCTTCACCGCGTCGGGGAGGAGGGGAACGTGCACGTTCATCTGATCGCCGTCGAAGTCGGCGCCGAAGCCCTTCACGACGAGCGGCGGGATCTTGATCGCGCGACCCGACACCATCTGCGGCTTGAAGGACATGATCGAGAACTTGTGCAGCGACGGCGCACGATTCAGGATGACCGGCCGCTCGCCCATCTCCTGGTGGAGCGCCTGTTGCGCCTGCAGCGTCCGGTCTTGAACGGCTTGATCAGCCTCTTGCGGTGTCAGGCCGCGGGTGACGAGGCGCCGCACGAGGAACGGCTCGAACAGCTTCCACGACATCTCCTCGGGGAGCCCGACCTCGTCGAGCCCGAGCTTTGGCTCGGGAATAATGGTGCCGCGCCCCACGAGGTCCTGGCGGCGGCGTAGCACCTGGTACTGGAAGAAGCCGGTCTTGGCCTGCTTGCCCTTGAGCTGCTCGACGATGCCCTGTGGGCGCCGGGCCTCGGGGTAGAAGGCGATCGGATCTCCGCGGCCTGCGAGCGCCTTGATGCCGTTGTAGAGGTTCTGGCGCGGCTCCGCGCTCACCGAGTCAGGGATGAAGTCCTGCTCGTTCTGCCACTTCAGCTCCTGGTTGATGAGCCCGACGTCGCGGTAGAGCGTGTTGAGACCGGGATTCGACAGCGAGCCGTCCTCCATCTCGTTGATCGGCCGGAACTGCGGCGGCATGATCGGGATCTTGGTCTGGACGTAGGCGTCCTCGGGCCGCACCTTGAGCTTCTTGAGGGCGGCGAGGTACTTCAGGCGCTTGTTGGCCTCGTCGAGCTTCGCGGTGGTCTTCGCGGTCTTCGCGGCGTCGGTCCACGTGGCGAGATCGGCGTCGACGTCGATCTTGCTCAGCAATGCCTTGATGGCCGTGCCGCCGGTGACCGTCGCCGGATCCTTGTCGGTGTCGGGGCTGATCTCGCCGGTGTCGGGGTGGTACCAGAGCTTGCCGTTCACGAGGCCGGTGTACTGGGCCGGCTTGAGGCCGGTGAGAGTCTTGATCGGCGTCTCGAAGATCGGGTTGGGAACCGGCTCGGCGAGCTCGATGTGGCCCCAGCGGGTGCCGGGCTTGGGGCCGAAGATGATCGGATCCATGAGGCCGCCGGCCTCGGGCTCGAGGTTCTTGCCCTTGAGGAAGATCGGTTCCTTGATCGCGCCGCTGCTGAGCCTCGAGGTCTCGACGTCGGTCATCGGCTGCAGCACCATCTTCGAGCCGTTGCGCTTGACGTTGACGCCTGCGCCCTTGAGGTACGCCTCGAACTTCTTGTACGCGAACGTCGGCTCGGGCGCCGGCTTGACCATGCCGGTCGCGGCGCCGGCCTTGAGCCAGTCCCAGAACGGCTGGTTCTGCGACGCCTTGTAGGTCGCCATCTCGGCCAGATTGGCGCGGCTGCCGTGCGAGAGCATCGCGTACATCGACAGCAGATCGAGCGCCTTCGCGCCGTCGTCGCCGCCGGCGATCGGATTGCCGTGGACGTCGTACTTGCCGACCGTGCGTGCAGAGAATCCCTTGGCGGCCTGCTTGTCGAGCTTGAGGAAGTACTGCTTGCCGACCAGGACGTTGCCGAGAGGAGCACGGCTCTGCGCGTCGAACAGCGGCTCGGTGTCGCTGATCCCTGCCTTGGCGAGCTGGTCGGTGACGGCCTGCGCGTAGTTGTCCGAGGAGTTGATCGAGTTGTCGACGACATATGGCTTGATCAGCTTGTCGCCATCCATCGTCGCGAGCTTGGAGGCGGCGGTCTCCAAGATCTGCGACGGGTTCATGCGGGTAGGCAACCCGAACGGGCTGAGCATGATGTCAACGGGCTCGCCGTCCTCGGTGTGAGGGGCCTGGCCGTCCGGGATGATCTTGGTGATGATGCCCTTGCCGCCGGCGCGACCGGTGAGCTTGTCGCCGATCTGCGCCGGGTCCTTGGTCTTGACGTAGATCTTCACCTTCTTGCCCATGCGGACGACGTCGACGACCTCGCCGTCGTTGTCCTCGGACCACGGCTCCATGAAGCCCTTCTTGGTCCAGTTGCCGCCGAGCCGTCGCATCGCGACGGCGTCCGGGTCGTCGAACCGTGGCTCTTTCACGCCGACCCACAGCGGATCGCCCCCCTTCAGGATCGCCCCCTTCTTGACGACCCCGTCGGTGTCGAGCTTGCCCTGGCGCTCGAGGTCGATCTCGCCAGGCTTGGCGGCCATGAACTTCGCGGTCCCCAACGTCGTGCCCTTGCCCGGGGTGATCACGAACTGGTGCATGTGCTCGGAGGTCAGCTTCTTGGCGGCCGACTCGGTGATCACCACGCCGTCCTCGAAGTTCAGCCCCTTCCACGGGATGTAGGCCGTGCGCAGGTTGACGCCGATCGCGAGCGTGCCGTTCCTGGTGAAGTTGGAGTCGGCGATCACGTCGTCCTTCTTGACGGCATCGCCGACCTTGACGATCGGCGTGGCGTCGATGAAGGAACGGTTGTTGAGCGGAAGGTTGCTGTAGATGGGCTGCTCGACCTCGCCGTCCTTCGTGCCGATCACGATCCGGTGCTTGCTGACGCTCTTCACCGTCCCATCGTCGAGCGCTCGAATCGAGAAGCCGGAGCCGATCGCGCTCTCGATCGTCTGGTTGCCGACCTTGACCTGAACGTGCGGGGCCTCGCGGTGCAGGAGCGGGAGCGCCTGCTCGAGCATCTTGGTCGCGGCGGAGGCGCGCACGCCGGCGGTCGCCCCAAGGAATGGGATCATGTTCGACGCGACCGAGAACGCCTGGCGTGACGTGCGGAGAACGACGTCGACGTCCTTGGGGTCGACCATCTGGATCTCACCGTTGACGAGCGCCTTGACCTGTTTCTCGCGCGGCTTGTCGCCGTCGTACTGATCGGGAAAGGCTACCGTCATGCTGGAGGCTTCGCTGGGCGAGATCCGGCGGATCTTCTTCGCGCGAACGTCGTAGACCGCGGTCTGGAGCTCGTCGCCCTTCTTGGTGGCACCGATCGGCAGGTCCATCACCAGCCCGATCTTGTCGCTGTCCGGTGTGTGGATCGGATCGATGAAGCCCATCTGCGACGGGTGAACGGACCGCTCGTCGTCGCGTACGTTCTCGGGGTTGCCTGCGCCACCCTCGCCGAGCAAGGTGATCTTCGACATGCCGTTGAGCATCTCGATGGGGTTGGTCTGGTTGGTCGTGCTCGAGAGCTCGGTCCTGGTGAAGAACGAGTTGATGGCCGGGGTGAACTGGTTGGGGCCGATGATCTGCGAGACGTCGGTGGGCGGGTTGCGCTGGTTGTCGAGCTTACGACCGATCTTCCGTCGCAGGTTGGTCATGGGCTCTTGCAACGAGCCATCCGGCTTGATGAAGCGTTCGCGCAGGATGTCCGAGAGCGAGAACACCTTCTTGTAGCCAAGCGACTGACCGTCGTTCGGCGCGCGCTCGCCGGCGATGGTTCGCAGCAGCTCTTTCGAACCCAGCAAGATCGCCTCAGGCGTCACCTTGTGGAAGGCCTTTCCCACCGTCTGCTGAGTGACCTCGGGCCGGAGCTCGGTCTCCTCGAGGTAGCCGGCAATCGACTTGGTCGCGTCATCGATCGAGTCGAACTCCTCGCCGGTCGCGCTGAAGTACGCGGCCGCTTTGGTCACTGCCTGCGCGGCAGCCTTGGGCTTGAGGGCCTTGTTGCTGGAGAAGATCTTCTCGCCCCACGCCTTCGACAGCATGCCGTCGGAGATGCCGAGCTGCGAGAGCACCGGATAGAGCGGCACCGACTGCTTGGAGTCGCCCTGCTTGAGCGACAGCTTGAAGACGTTGTTGCTGTCGAGCTCGATGTTGAAGGGGCGTCCGGCGATGTTGATCTCGGTCTTGGGCTCGCCGTTCTCCTTCTCGATGACGAAGATGCCGGGCTTGCGACGTAGCTGGTTCTGCACCTGGTAGTGCTTGCCCTCCACGATGAAGCTGCCAAAGTCCGTCGGCTTGGGCAGCGTCGCGAGCTTGACGCGCTTGGCCGTCGAGATCACCTTGCCGGTCTTGCGATCTGTCAGGTCGATCGTGGCGTAGACCGGTACCCCCCAGGTCTTGTCCTTGCGCACGGCCTCGCGCTGCGACTCCCAGTCCCCGGACTGGCCGGTGTCTTCGACCCGCACGTCGCGCGCCTGCAGGCGCAGGCCGGTCTTGTCGGCTTGAACGTCGAGGGTCTTGGTCAGCGCCTTGGCGATGTCGGCCTTGACCTGCTCGAACTGGCTCTCGTAGTCGAACGTCGATTCCATCGATCACCTGGGTGGCTACGGCATAAGCCGAGTAGAGGAGAACTGTCCTCCCGACGAGCCAAGCATGGGGGCTAAACGTTGACAAATACTACCAAGAAACGGCCCCGAGCCGTCCGGCCGCCGGGACGCGTGTTCGCGTGCGGATCATTTGACCAGGTAACCCTCGAGTGGAATGGAGAATGTCATGACGATCATCGCCCTGATCCAGAGTCTGCGCATGCCGCGGTTCGCGGTAGCGGCACAAGGGGCGATTGACGCCTCGACCCGTGGCTTTGCCAGCACGATCGTGCTCGCACCTCGGCGCCTGTGGTCCTTCTTCGGCACTGCCCTGAGGCTCGTCGCCGGCGTCGGCGCGGTGCTCATGGACGTCGGCCAGGCGATCGTGAACGCCGGGTTCAAGATCGGCATCTACGGGTTCGCCGCATGGAGCGGAGCTCGCCTCATCCAGTACATCGCGCGGCCGTTCGCCCAAACCGCCGCCCTCGAGGCCGCCGCCGCGGCCGCGGCATAAGCCAGGTAGGAGGACCATGACGATCATCGCCCTGATTCAAAGGCTACGGTGGCATCGTGCAGTGCAAGAGAGAGATCGGGGAGCGGATTCGTCCATGCCGCTCAAGGCGATGAAGGCGCTCGCGGCCGTGATGGTGCCAGCGCATGGGTTCGTCGTCGGGGCAAGCGGGCTGACGGCGCGCAGCGATGCGAATTCGCTGAAGTCGCAGGTCGTGACGTTCACGAAATCGCTGATCCGGGGATGTCTGTGGGCCGCGGCGATCGCGGCGGGCATGCTGATCTACACGGCGTTCACCGCGAAGTGGAAGGAGAAGGGGTATCCGACGATTCCGATATCCGCGCTCATCGCAGCTGATCAGATCTCGAACGGGATGCAGAGCCGGATGATGCCGATGTCCGGTCAAGGAGGCATCCGGCAAGGGCCGCCGGCGGCAGATCAGACGAGGGTTCGTCAGACGAGCCTGCTCGACATGGACGAGTTCGACGGCTGATCTAGAGCGCCTTGTCGAGCACGACGCCAAGAAGGACTGCCGTGGAGACCGCGGCAATCGTCCACGCGATGGGGTTCCCCCACTGCGGCTTGACGCGCTCCTCCTGGTACTTCTTGTCGAGCGCGATGAGATCGTCTGTCAGCTTGTTGTGGCGGGCGATCAGGATGCTCTGGCTGTCGGCGTACGCGGCGAGCTGGACGTTCAGCAGGTCCCGCTGCTTGATCAGATCTGCCTCCACTGCCTGCTCATTTTTTAGCTTCGCTCGTGCATCGGTGAGATCCGCGTCGGCCTTGAGGACGAGCTTCCAGTCATCGATGTTCTCGAAGCCGCAGACCTGGCCGCCGATGTCGATCTTGTAGACCGTGCAGTTCGGCAGGTTCACCGGGCGGTAGACCGGATCATCCGCCCGCGCGGGGATCGACGTCGCGCCAAGAACGAATGCGATCGATAGCACGAAGGTTCGCTGCATAGACCTGCTCCTGGGCCTGGGTGTCGGCCGCGATGTGCTTGAGCTGCTCGGCGATCGCTGCCGATTGCTGCTTGGCCGCCGCGATCGCCGCATCGTTCTTGGAAATCGCAGCCACGGCAGCAGCCTTCTCGGCCAAGATCTTCTGGGTCTCTTGCTCGTGGCGCAATCGCGCGAGCTCGGCGTTGTTGCGGTTGCTGTACCAGGCCCACGCCGCGGCCGCGGCGAGAGCGACCACGATGATGATGAGCGTGCTGATCCACGACTTGCCGCCGCCGGCGGGCGATTTGTTGCCGGTGACGATGTCGGCGAGCTTGCCGAGCAGCGCGGTCGGGTCGAGCGCCGGCTTGGCCGCCGGCGGTGGCGTCGGATCTGCCATCAGATGGTCGGTGGCGGGTTCTTCGGATCGGGTAGTGGTTTAGACGGATCGAACTTCGCTTGATCGCCGATACCGGTCGCCGCATCATCTCTGCGGATCTTGAAGAGCTCAGACTCGATGAGCCCGGTCAGCTTGGCGCGCGCCATGTCCGGCAGCTTCTGCTGCTCGGCCATCTGCATGGCCCAGTTCGCCGCGACATCCATCACAGCGCCGCCCGGAATCTTCTTGTCACCGACGGCCGCGAGCGCTTGCTGGCGCGCCCATTCGGCACCGCGGTGTGCGGCGTCGTTCGCGAGTTTGGCCCAGGCGTCCTGTGTTGCCTGGCTCACCTCGATGTGGAGCTTCTGCTTGATCTTGAACAAGATCCACGTCGTCACCACGCCGAGGGCCGAGATGATGACCGGCGCCAGGATCGCGAGGACCTGGTTGACGAAGTTCTGCAGCGCGGTAGGTTCGGTGGCGGGGCCGACCGTCGGCAGCACTGGATCTGCGTAGGCCAAGATCGGCCAGCAGATCAGCAGGAGGACGAGGACCGCGCTAGCGATCTTGATCAGGTTGCGGAAGGTACTTGCTCTCGTGGTCATCGGATGATTCTCCTTTGTGGCGCTTCACCGGCTTCTCCCAGTACTGCACCACCAAAATGATCTCTTCGGTCGTGGTGGATCCGCCCTCGGAATCGCATACCACGGTCTTGCGCGAGTACTCGCGCGTGTGCTCGTGCACGATGCCCTTGGTGGCATCGGCCATCTGGTTGCGGAAGTCGGCGTAGCCGTCGATACCGGCCTCTCCGTCCTCAAACATGTTGAACCGCGCGACCTTGAAGACGCCGCGTGGCTTGGCGTTGTTGTCGAACTTGACGGGGGTGACGGTCGCCATTACATCGGCCCTCCCTTACGCTGCGGAGGGAGCATCTGCGGCATCGGCTTGGCGCGATCCGCCGCGGCCGAGGCGGTGTCGCCTGGACCCATCGTCGACAGGATCTGCTCGACGATGCGCGCCATGTTCGGCATCTTGGTGCGGAGCTCGTTGAGCACCTGCATCCGCTGACCGGGGTCCATCTTGGAGATCCGGTTCGCCCAGTTCTTCGCCACACGCGCGGCATCGAGCTGGATCACCTGCCCGCCAGCGCCCTCCGAGCCCGCGGCCGCTTGACCGGACTGCTCGCCGGCGACGCCGGCGACGGCTGCCGGTTGCTGCGCTGCCATCTGCTGTGCGGCCTGTCCGGCCATCTGCTGATCGGCCGCGGAGTCCTGACCTGGAGCGGCCTGTCCCGGCGCAGGCGCCGCGCCGGCTTGCTGCGGCGCCTGACCGGGCGGCGCGCCTGGCTGCCCCTGCGCCGGCTGCTGACCTGGCTGAACGCCCTGCGCAGCGACCTCGTTCTGCGCCTGACCATCCATACCCGGCTGACCCGCGGTAGACGTGCCCTGCGCCTCGGCGAAGGCTTCCTGCGAGCGGACCTGGTACTTGGCCGCGATGATCGTGGCCTCGCCCTGAGCCTCGGCCTGAGCCTTCATCGTGAGGGCCTGGATGCGGTTGCGCTGGTCCGCTTCCTTCTCGATCATGGAGAGCTCGTCGTCGTAGTCGAACCCGAGCTCGGTGAGCATCGTGTGATCGGAGATCTTGTTGGCGGCGTTGAGCTGGATGACGATCTGCTTGCGCTGGATGTCGTCCGCCATCTTGAACTCGGTGAAGCCGATCTCGACGTCGGGGTACCCGAGGTAGAGACGGATCCGGTTCTTGGCCCAGTTGACGAACCGCAGCAGCAGCCGCCGGTACATGAGGAAGTGGTTCTCGAGCGTGCGCAGCGAGACGCTCGAGCCGGACCACGACAGGCCGCCCATGACGAGCTCGATGGGCACGCCCATGCCGCCGGTGATCTCCTTGTTGGTGATCTCGATCTCGGGCCCGAGGAGCAGCGCGCGACCGTCCCCGCCGAGTCGCTCGAAGCCCAGCGGCACCGACACGACCGAGACGTAGTTCGGGTCGATGCGCCAGTTGCGGATCTCCTGCTGGACGGTCTGCTGCCACGTCCCCAGGTTGATGTGCTGGTACGGATCCGCCGACGAATTCGCCTGTGGGAAGATGAACTCGAGCGGCAGGATGCGCTGCAGTGCGATCGCCTCCTGCGCGCGCCGCAGCACGTAGAGGTAGAACATCCGCCCCATCGAGTGGAGGATGAGCGGCTTGCCCCAGCCCATGTCCTGCTCGGCGAGCGTCGGACGCTTGAAGTGGAAGATGTTCTGATCCGAGAGCGCGATGTCGCGGTTCTTCTTGAGCGCCTGGAGGTAGACCTCGGGGATGTCGACGAGGATCTCGCGCACGCCCTGCGCGATCGCCCGCTTCATCTTGTTCGGGATCTTGTAGCGGTACTTCGACCGGCCGGTCAGCGGGTTGTAGTGGATGTCGATGTTCCGCGGATCCCAGCGAACGAAGTTGATGCCGGTGCGATCGCGGATCGGACGATCCTTGATCACGCCCATGACCTCCTGTCCGCACGACGGGCTCTTGCACGTGAAGTAGAAGTCGAAGCCCTTGAACTTGAACTCGAAGGTCGGGTCCCCGAGCTTGTGGAGCTGCTCGCACTTCGGACAGCCGATCCAGCGCACGAATGGCAGGTTGATCGAGACGAAAGCGTTGCCGAACGTGAAGTGATCGAGGCCGATCTCGATGAGGAACGGCTTGAGATTGAGGTTGTCCTCGATCAGCTGCTTCCACGCATCGCGGACGTGCTTGTCGTCGGCGTTGTAGACGAAGTCGGTGACCGGGTACTCGGCGATCTTGGTGACCACCGACCCGATCATCGGGTCCTTGTAGAAGAAGTACGCACACCACCGGAACAGCTCCTTGACTGTCGGCGGCATGTAGGTCTGCGCGATGTCGAAGAACGGTGATGGGTACACCGTTCCGCGACGTCGATCGCGACCGAGGAATGCTTGATCTTGGGCCATCGTGGATCAGGCGATCAGATGATGCCTTCGCCTCCGGTGATCGCGCCTTTGCCGGTGACCGCGCGGTAGGTCATCGCAGCGGTCACGCCGCCGGTGATGAGCTTGCTGCGCTCGTCGGGGTTGAGCGACTTCCACCCCGAGGTGGTCGCCTTCTTCCACGCGTCCATGAACCCCGGCGGCTTCCCGGCGGCGCCGCCCGGCGGCTCGGTTCCGCCCGCGGGCTTGGGGGTTGCCGGCGAGCTCGGCTCCTTCTCGTCCGCTGGCGTGCCCACGGGCTTGCCGTTCGCCTTGGGGGGCTTGATCGGCTCCGGCTCCTTGGCTGCGGCTGCGGCCGCGGCGCCGCCGCTGGACGTGCCCGGCGCGGCCTCTGGCTCCGAGCTCGGGGTCTTGCCGATGTCAGGACCCGTCCGCTTGGGCATCCGAGGCGCGGACCCCAGGTCCTTGCCCTTGATGTCCTTCAGGCCCCCCACGGTGGGGTTGGTTGACGTGCTGGCCTCGCGCGCGGCGACGCCGGTGCGTGCCGCCTGTGCCTTGGGGATGGCCTTCTCGAGGCTCGCGGCGCGGCTCTTGGCGAACGGCTCACGCAGCGCCGATCCGCCGCTTGAGATGTGCTGCTTGAGCGAGTCGAGCTTCGACTGAAGCTTCTCGGGGGCGCCCATGATCTCGGCGCGCCCGGCAGCGCGCGCGGTGTTGCCGAGGTCGGTCGCCTTCTGGCCGACCGCCTTGACGCCGCGGCCCATCGCCTCGCCGGCTGCCTCGCCGGGGGCGGCAACCGCCTCCGCGACGCCACGGCCGGCGCGGCCGACGTTCTTGGCGGCCGTGCCCATGCCCTCGCCGATCGCCTCGCCCACGTGACCGACCGCGTTCGCCGCGCCCGCGCCGACCTCGCCGGCGGCGCTGAGGCCCCGGCGGAGGGCACCGGTCTCGGCGCCGGCGGCAGCGCGCCCCACGCCCTTGGCGATCCAGCTGCCGAGGCCACTCTGCTTCTCGAGCATCGCGAGTCGGACCATCTCGGCTCCGACCTTGATCAGGACCTCGTCGACGATGGGGTGTAGGTCCTCGGGCAGGTCGTGGCAAAGCTGCCCATGTGCGGCGCGCAGATCGATGTCGATCGCCGCCCCCTTGACCATGTCGAATACCTCGCCGAACTCGATGGCCGAGAGGCCCGCGTGGGCGCGCAGTACATCGAGATAGGCGTCGGCGCGCTTGACCATGCCGGCGTTCAGGCCGCAGTCGCCGGCGACCTTGAGGATCTCGAGGTCGCGATCCAGGCGGCCCGCGACCTTGGCGAACGGTGCCGCGCTCGCGGTCTTGGTCATCGCCTGGCCGCGCGGCCGCAGGGGTCGCTGGTCCGCGCGAACGCCCGACGCGTCGATGGCTGCCTTCTGGAAGAAGTTCGCCTCGTCATCGGCGGTCAGGTACTCGAAGTGGTTCGTGCGCATCTAGCCTCCCTCAATCCAGCGAGGACCTCGACCGCGACCCCGTGCAGGATCGAAGCCTTCGGCCTCCATCTGCGCGAGCTCGAGCTCGACGTCGGTTCGGATCTTGTCGGCGACCTCTGCCCGGAACTCGGAGATCATGGTGGCGATTTCCCGCACCGCTGCCATGTCGACAGGTTCGGCATCAACGGGCTCGGGCGCCGACATCTGGGCTCATCATGGCACGGGTGGGGCGGTAGTTGAAGCGTTCGCGCTTGCCCCGATGGGGTTGTTCTGCATCGCATCGCGGCCGTCGACGTAGTGCTTGACCGCCATCAGCTTGAGGATATGGATGTCGAGCGGATGATCTTCGCGCCACGTGATGGTGGTTGGATCCACGTCCTTGAGCGCCTCCCACGCCTGCATCACCTCTTGGCGAAAGCCGGTCAACCAGACCTTCCGATCCAGGAGCCCCTGGGCGTTCGCGAAGTACTCGGCTGGCGCGTAGACGAAGCCCTCTTCTTCGATGATGGCTGCGATGTACGCGGTGACCTCGTCATCGAACGGCTCGTCGGGCCGGATCCCCTGCAGCACGTGAACCGCAAAGGCCGTCTGCATCGGCGTCATCGGCTGGAAGGTTCCGATCAGCGGGATGATGTCGTTCCATGCCAGCCCGGAATCCTCGAAGACGTCCCAGTCGAGCCAAGGGGTGTCCGTGGTGGCGGCTAGACGCAGGGCCATGATCTTGTTGCGGGCGATCTCGCCGACGGGACCGAAGTCTCGCCGGAGCGCCCACCACAGCGTGTCGGACTCCCAGTCGGCCCAGGCCGTCCCGTAGCGGGTTGTCAGCACCGTCAGCATCTGCAGCGGGTAAGCCCGCTTGTCCATGAAGAGCCGGCCGTGCGTCGCGCGTGTGGGAAGAGGAGGTTCGGGGGCGGGATCCTCCTCGACAGGCGGCGCATCGGTCCGATCGTACCCGTCCACCTCGACGGACTCCGGCGACGCCAACGGAGGGCCTTCCTGTGGCTCCTCCTCTGGCTGCGACTGGTCCGGATCGGTCTCGAGCTCGGCGTGCTCGGGGGCCGGCGCCGACACGCGTGGCACGGGGATCCCGTGTGGCTGCGCAACCTGGCCCTCGAGCTTGTTGAGCGTCGACGGCGATACCGACGGGATGCCGAGCGCCTCGGCGACGTCCGGGTCCAGATCAACCGCGGTCTTGTCGAGCGGCGTGTCGCCGTTGAGGATGCTGAGGAAGTTCTGCTCAGCGCTGCTGGCGTCGTGGCGCATTCATCACGCCTCGCCCGTGCTGATCTGCTTGATCAGCACTTTCTCTGGATCGGGGAGGGAGTCGTAGATCTCGATCGGGTTCTCGGCGAACTGCCGCGCGAAGGCCTCGCCTAGGTAGCTCGCGAGCTTCTTCGACGATCCGACCTTGCGGAGGTCCGATTCGGTCAGGGTGTGATCATCCACCTCGTCAGACCACCCCGACCCGACCTTGGCCATTGTGCTGGCAAAAGGGTCGGTGAGACCCCTATCGTAGTACTTGGTCAGCCCGGTCGACTGATCCAGGGTCTGGAGCGCGTACGCAGCGTCCTCGGGCGTCGTTTCGCCAAGGGATGCTGCGAGCTTGTCGAGCACCGCCCGCGCCGGCTCGTTGCGCGGAAGGAGGGATTTGCGCTGCTCGAGGTGCGCAACCACATGCCTGTTCCACTCGGTGGAGGCCCACTTCTCGAGTAGCTCGTTGTCCGACAGGTCCACGTTCAGCTCCTCGGCGCGACCCTGCACCGCGACCGCGAAGCGGTGGCGATGTTCGGGTGCGAGCTGCATAGCGTACTTGTCGAAGTAGTTCGCCGCGGTCTTCACGTGGAGTGCGTCGGGCATGGCGTACTTGCGGATGATCGCGCCGTCCTCGTTCTTGATCACGAGCGCGAAGTGTTCGTTGGGCATCTCGAGGCGCGCGTCGATCTCAGCGGCCGCTGCCTGCTTGGTGAGCAGCTCGCGCTGCGCGAGCTTGTGCATCAGCCACTTGTGTTCGGATCCCTCCACGAAGGTGTTCGTGTCCACCTCTGCATCATCGGCGCGCGTGGCGTAGGCGACGACCTGGGCCGAGCTCGGGACGCCGTACGCATCGCACGCCGTCTTGATGAACTTCGCCGCGACGTAGCGTGCGGGAAAGGCCAGCTTGGTGTGCGTGTTCTGGAAGTACTGCGCCGACAGCCAGGCGTTGCCTGGATCGTTGACGGGGTACTTGCGCAGGACGGCAGCGCGCTTCGTCAAGATCACCAACCCGAACTCGGAGTCCGGCAGCCCCTCGTGCTGCTCGGGAGTCAGCACCGCAAGGTTCACGGCGCCCAGGCGACCCTGGGGAGCGGCAACCTTCGCCATCAGCTCGTGCTTGCTGTCGTCGTAGAAGTCCAGGATGACGGCTGCGATGGTCATGGGCTCGACGGTAACACACGGATCCAAAGGGGGTCAAAGACCCTGGAATCACAGGACCACTAAGCAAAAACGGGCATAAGAAGGATGAAGCAGAACTACTGCCTCATCCCTGCAGTCTCCAACGCCGCTGCAGAAGATCATTCCAGGCGCTGGACAAAAAGGGAGCCATCTCATGTCGATCGAAAACAAGTCCGGTCAGTCTGCTGCCAACCCCACCAATGAATCCGCGCAGGCGCTCGGCTTCGCACCCCCCAAGTCCACCATCAAGGATCTGGCCATCGCAACCGGTACGGTTGCCGTTGGCGTCACCGTCGCAAGCGGTGTCGTCGCCGGCGTCAAGTACGGTGCGGGCAAGATCTTCGGTAAGAGCTCGGAGAAGGTCGCGAAGCAGGGCGCTGCCGCGTTCGTCGGCGGGATCGCCAGCAAGCTGTTCTAGGACAACTTCTACGACAAAGCCGCGCCTGCTCTAAGGCGCGGTTCTCTTTTAGCCTCAGATGAGCGTGGTGAAGTTCGCGGTCGTCTGCGCCGGGATCTTGATCTTCTTGCGGAGATTGATCGCGGGAATCTCGAACATGAAGACCGCGTTCTGTAGGAGATCGATCGCGAAGTTGCCGTTGCAATCGGTGAACGCCTCGAGCTGCTCGGACGAGACCCCGACGCCGCACGCGACCTGACCGCCCTGGTCGTCCATCGTCGAGCAGATCGTGGCGACCACGTGCTGGTTCGCGATCGGCGTGCCATCGGCGCGCACCAGCTTGCCGCTGATCGTGCAGACAACGATCATTCAGACGCCGCCGGCGGCTTGGAGCGCGCGTCGGGGAACTTCCGTTTCGACCACGCGAACGCGATGTAGACGTAGCCCGCCACGAACATCGACATCAGCGCGTTCGACGTCACGATCGTCGGCGCGTTGACATCGTCCATCACCAGCCAGATCAGCGAGATCAGCATCCACATGATCAGCGTGATCGCTGCGCAGATGCCCAGGCTAACTGGGTTCTCGCGAGCCCGCCACGATCGGTAGAAGCGGATCAGCAGCGGCATCCAGAAGAGTGCGCTGACCGAGCACAGGATGAATCCGAGGATCATGGCTTGTCGCCTGACGACTTGGTGGGCGGGTACCAGCTCGAGCTCTTCGTCCGATCTTCAGTGCCAGTCGGCGGCCGGCCGAAACGGAGGGTGTGCTGCTTGTCGGCGATCTCTCCGATCTTGGGGAGCGCCACCGATGCCACCCGCTCCGTGGAGGCATCCACATGTCGACTGCGCCGACCTGCGACGAAGTAGATCGCCACGAACACCACCATCAGGCAGACGTAGACCGCAAATGACCAGGTCATGCTCCACCGCCTTGCTGCACCGAAGGGAAGGTTCCGGTCTCGCGATGCCTCTGCTGATCGACCGACTTGGCGAGAAGTGTAGTCGCCTGCATCAGCGCGTTCATGAGCTCGAAGAGCCGATCAACCCGCTTCTCGAGCCGCCACATGAACCACATCGCCACGAAGACGGGAAATCCGAATTCGCGCAGCAGCGAGATCGTGCTCTCAGCCGTCATGCCCTCAGCCTACCAGGGACCTACAGGGCCGTAAACAGCACCGAGGATTGGGCCGGGATCAGGACCTTGCGGTCGTAGCCCACCGCGGGGATCTCGAGACGGAAGGTGCCGCCTTGGATGAGCGGGAGATCGAAGTCGCCATTCACGTCGGTGTGCGTCGCGAGAACTCGATCTGCGACCGCGACGCGTCCGAGCGCATCCTTGAAGATCGGGATGAGCGTGGCGCGCACGAGCGAGTCGGCCACCGCGTAGCCGTTGCCGCTCACCACCGTGCCCTGCACCGAGCAGAGCTCGAGATTGGCGGCGCCGGCGAGCGTGCCGAAGACGAGGTCCTCGTACTCGAGCACGGCCGGCGAGGTCACGTTCCACTTCATCGCGATGTACGTGCTCGACGCGTTGATCGGGTCGAGCGACTGGTTGAAGTCGTAGTGGTACCGGCCGGGCAGGTTGGTGCTGTCGGTCTCGGTCATCGTGTTGGCGACGCGAGTCGACTGCCAGGTGTCGTCGGAGTCCTGAAACCACCAGCCGTCGACCAGCCGTCGGATGGCCACCAAGGGGACCTCGCCGATCTGCCCGGCGCCGCTGACGATGATGTCGAGGTAGAGCCGGGCGGTGTCGCCCCGGCTGAAGCGGCTACGCATGGGTCAACCCTTTCCTGTCCTGCTTCACGAGCATGCCCTGCGCCGCATCGTACACCCACTCGCCCGCGGGCAACCCGAGGACCTCGCTGACCATGGCCAGGACGCGCTGGTGCTGCTCGCGCATCTGCCGAGCGTGCTCGGTCTGGGCGGCGAGTCGTCCGCGCGCCTGGTGGAGTTCGATCTCGGCATCCGCGACCGCGAGCTGCGCCGTCCCCAGATCGATCAGTGCCTGGCACTCCCATGCGGCCACCTCCTGCAGCGCCCGCGCTTGATCCTCGGACAGAGGAACCGCGCTAACGATGATGGCCGGATCGTCCATGATCAGTGGCCGGATCGCACACCGACAGCGCTCACTAGAGCATGCGCAAGGCCGGACGCCGCAATAATGATCCAGTAGGCTGAACCATCGACAACCGTGTGAGAGAACGTCGTCCCGTGAGCGAATGAATAGGTGTACGGAGGGCCACCGGTGCCGCCCCAGCTGAAGGTCGCCACCGAGAAGCTCGCTCCGGTGTTGTCATTCCTGACCAATGTACAAACAGCGTACGGAGGACCAATTCCTCCGGTTTCACCGCCATTGAAGGAAAAATCCACAACCTCATCGCCGACCACAAGATCAACGGGCACTGATATTTGTCCGCCGACGTTTACGTACGCATGAGTGCCGTCTTCGCTGCATGAGTCGGGCCCCCATGGCAGCGAATCGGTTGTCAGTCTCGGCGTCCAGTATTTCCACAGCCGAACCGCTTGGAAGACCTCTGCTGTTCCGGTGAGCGTCAGGTTCCCAGTCATCGTGTCACCGGCGGTGCGCACGCGCTGGTTCACGGCACCGGTGATGATGTCGGTGATCGATCCGTTGAAGTCCTTGTCCGTCGTCGAGGTGAGCTTGATCCCCTTGTCGGAGATTGCCGACGCGCGTGTGTTGTCGTCCTCGAACTCGAGCTGTCCACCTGCTTCGGGCTGGCGGATGCGGCGGCCGACGTTGGTCATGAGATCGGTGACGTCGCCGTTGAACCGGCCGTGGCAGTTCGAGAAGAACACCGGTGTGGTACGCGTGCCGATTACATCGTAGATCACCTGCGTCGCGTCCGCTCCGTCGCTGTGGCAACCGCTGAGCACGATGTTCTGGCAGCTCACGTCCAGCGTCAGTCGCCCCTTGCCGTCTGCCATCCGCGCGTTGCGGACGATCACGTCATCGCCGCCCGTCAGGTGGATCGACTTATCCGTGCCCGCGTTGGCCATCCCGGTCACGTCGATGTTGTCGACCATCGACGCGAGACAGTTGTCCATCTGGAAATAGTTCGTGCCCTCGAGACGCAGATCGCGCACGCGAGCCTGGTACCCGTACCGGACCGCCAGCGACGAGACGACGCTGGGCGAGGCGAGGTTGATGATCGCCGTGAGGTTCTCGAGCTCGAGCCCCGCCGTGTAGATCGACACCGGGCTGCCAACCGGCACGCCGGCGGTGTTGTTGTCGAGCAAGATCCGGTAGAGGTTCGTTGCCGGATCGAAGCCGAGGTTGCGCGCGACCATGTGCAGGCCGCTCGTCGCGCACACCACCGCGCTGCCCGCGCGCACCGTCGACAGCGATGAGTCGGCGCTGGTCAGCAAGTTCCCGCTGATCGTCACCGCCACGCCGGTCATGTCGCGGCCGAGCTCGATGCGGTTGGTCACGATCAGCACCGCACGGCCCTCGCCGCGGACGGCGCCCATGAACCGCAGCTTGCTGTCGACCTGGTGACGGCCGCCGCGCACCACGATGTCGCCGCCGACCAACGCCGCTTCCTTCGCGGCCTGGTGCAGCGCCTCGTAGCCTTGGTAGCTGCCCTGGTTGCCGACCAGGAACGGGTAGCTCATGCGTTTGGGGCGAGGGGCGTAGATCTGAAAGCCTGGATCTTGTCCGGCCGGCAGCGGCTGGTCCGCATGCGGCGGCACGACCCAGCTCGCGAGGTACACGTCCTTGGGGTGCCCCGCGAACGCCTTCCCCGACAGCGCCGGACCCGCCGAGGTCACCACGGTCAGGTTGATCGCGTAGTTGACGACGACGTCGCCTGTCGGGCCCTTGCCGATCCCCAGGTTCGTGAACCCGGTGGCCGCCGACTGGCTCGCGATGCTCGTGCGACTGACCACGGTCGCCAGGCTGATCCGCCCGAGCTCCATCGGCCGGGGGTTCAGCGCGTACAGATCGATGCGCGTCGCCGGGCCCGCCGTGATGTCGGCCTTCGTGGCAACGGTGATGTCGCCCTGCTCGCCGGCGACCGCGGCCAACCCGGTCAGGGTCTCGGTCGAGAACGCGCCTCGAGGTGCCAGGTTGAGGACCTTGAACCCGTGCGCGTCGTCGAACTCCGGCCGGTAGAGCAGCAGATAGTCGACCGCAGATCCGGTCGACAGTCCAAGCGTGAACACGCAGACCTCGTCGAACGGTGTGACCACGACGGCCGTGCGCCGCACGTTCACCATCGCGGTTGCGACCGCACCATAGCCACCGTCGACGTCGACATCGATCGAGGTCGCATCGACCGGGAACAGATCGATCCCGACATCCGACGCCGCCTCGGCCAGATCCATGTCGACAGTCGTGCCAGTCTGATCAATCGTCGCGACCATGAGGTCGCCGAACTCGTTTGTGCTCGAACCCTGGATGTAGGCCACCGTCACGATGCCGGACCGGTCCACGCCGATGCTGGGCCACGTGTCGTTGGTGATCGTCACCGAGCCGGCCACGTACCGCGGCGTGATGCCGATCGTGCCGAAGCCCGACGAGGCCACGGGGCAGTTCATGTAGTAGATCTGCTGTGGCGTCTCGGCGTTCTGAAAGACGATGTGCAGGACCTGGTTGTGGAAGGCGATCCGGGGGTTGGAGATCTGCACGCCCGTGGTCGCGAGCGTGACCGCCGCGTCGATCAGGGCGCCAGTGCTCTGGTCGAACGTCGCCATCTTGAGCAAGAGGCCCTCGACGAACACGACGATCAACGCACCATCGCCACGACGCGAACCGATGAGCTCGACAGCCTTGATGACGCCCGAGGTCAGGAGTGTCGCGGCCGCGAAGCCTTCTCCCGCAGGGCCGCCCTGCACCTTCAGCGACGTGTTGTCGCCCCAGGCGTAGTACTGCTGCCCGAGCTGGCCGGACTCGAAGGCCCAGTAGGCCGGACGGTCCGCCGGCGAGATGACGGTGTCGAGCGTGGTGTTCGTGAAGTTGGTGCTCGCGCCGTGGGTCTTGCCGATCAGGGACTGGATCGATCCGCTGTAGGGTTCGCACTGGCGCAGGACCGCGTGGTCGGTGCGGTAGAGTGTTGGGTGCGGCCGCCCGGGACCGACCGCGGCCGCGACGCCGGCGTTGGCGTTGGCCTCGTCGAACCCGAGCTCGCGCCGGTTGCCGACCGGGTCCACCAGGGTGCCCTTGAACACCGAGATGGTCTCGACCTGGTCCGGGTTGACGAAGGTGATGTAGCTCTCGAGCGTGCCGAAGCCCGCCTCGACGCCCGCCTCGGAGTTGCGGATCGCCGCGCTCGCGACATCCACCGGCACCGGGCTGTTCCAGCGGCCGTCGACCTTGTAGGCCAAGATCACCGAGGTCGCCGCGACGCCCAGATCCGTCGTGACGGCGATCGCCACGCCGCTGTCCGGATCGTCATCCGTGATCCCGCCGATCATGAACCACGGCTCGCCCGTCGTTGGCACCGCGATGTCGGATGCCACGTCGCTCATGGCGGCGATGATGCCGCGCTGCACGAACGTGGCGGCCTGCATCGTGATCAGCGAGCCATCGTCTGATGTAAAGCCGCCGGAGAGATAGCCGTCGCGACCGAGCAGCTGATCGGTGAGCTGCTGGAAGGTCTTGCCGGTGTAGGGGGTCTTGAACGAGACCGTCTTGACCGCCGGAACGATGGTCGCCATTAGCGCCTCGCGATCACGCGCACCTGGCCCACCGTCTGATCCGTGTTGGACGAGTCGGTGAACAGCGCGTTGGGCTTACTGGGCGTGGTGCTGGCGTTCAGCACCGACAAGATCACCGCGAGCTCGGACGACCGCACCTGCAGCGACGGCACCAAGAACGTTGCGGTCACCGGGCCGGCGTCGGTCAGCACCAACCGGTGGACGATCGGCTGGTAGATCTGCGTCGCCGAGCCCGAGGTCCTGCACCAGACCTGCACGTCCGACGGGAACACGCCGAGGTTGTGCGTCACGGTCAGCGGGAAGTCCGCGCTCGCGTCGACGCTCAACCACCCCGAGTCGAACACGCCGCCGGCGTTGAAGGTGACGACGTTGATCGGGTTGCCGCCCGACTGGTGCTGGCACCGCCCGATGTAGACGCGACCGGCCACGAACGGCGGCGTCGTGGTCACGGTGGCGCCCGTGTCGACTGCGCCGATGTTCGGGTGCGCCTTGTCGAGGATCTGCCAGTTGATGCTGGTGCTACCGCCCGAGGTCGGGAACTGGCCACGGATCGTCAGCTTGGTGTCCGGCAGGACGCCGTCGAGCGCGCTGATCACGTAGTTGCCGGTGTCGGCGCCCGTGATGATGGAGAGGATGTCGCCCTCTTTGATCTTGCCGAACGGGGCGGTGTTGAACAGCGACCCGGTCGCCACGAAGACGTTGCCCGAGGTCGTGCCCGTGCCCGTGCCCGCCTGCAGGATGCGAAGGTCTTTTGCAACGACTCCGCCGCCGCCCGGCGCGGTGTAGCGGAAGGCGCTGGAGTTGTAGGCGCCCTCGTTCCTGTCCACGTACAACCAGATCCAGTCGTTGTTCACTGGCGACAACAGGTTGTAGTCGAGGTCGATGATCTCCCGGACCCGGAACACGTAGCCGTCGATGTTGAACACCGCCGGCGGCGAGTCGCACGTAAACCGGACCTGGCCGATCCCGAGTCCTGAGATCATCGGGTTTGCACCACCCATCACCAACCCTGGCGACCATGGAACGTGCGGGGACGACATCCCCTGCCCGCTCTTGGCGCCGAAGTCCGCAGATCGAAACGCGATACCCGGATCGATCCCGGCCGCCGGCGGGAATGCCGCCGACGGGCCCGCAGAGGGGACCGGCACAAACCTCGATCCCGCGAATGGCTGCCGCGCATCGAAGATATCGAAGTCGGTGCTGTCGAGGCGCGCCGCCGGCGTCGAGAGGTTGCCCTTGACGGCAGAGACGGCCATCGCGAGGATGCCGGGCGTCCCCGAGATGCTGATCGCTCCGTTGGCATCGAGCGACACGTTGAGCCGAGCGGCCAGGCTCGCGAGGTTGCCCTTCAGCGCTGCCCAGGCGGACGTGCTGCCGGTGCCCACCAGGCCGGCGTACATGTCCGAGAGCCAGTCGTCGATCTCCTCCATGTTACCGTTGACCGGTCCATTCCACGAGTTGGTGAACTCGTGAAGTGCCGGCAGCGTCAGCTTGAGGAAGTTGGTGAATGTGGCCATGCAGCTTCTCCGGTCACGTTGCGATCGTCAGCGTCCACGTGATGGTGATCGTGACATCTTCCGCCGAATCGAACGACGCTGACTTGAAGGTCCTCGTCGAGAGCATCACTTCGTCGGCGTCCGCGGTGTCCGGCGGCACCTTGTTGATCTGGATCTTGTCGCCACCGACCGTCAGGACGCCGTCGCCCAGGATGAGCGATGCCTCGTTGATCACGCGCGCTGCCAGCGAATAGCTGGTCGGGTCGACGTCGACCGAGCGGAGGTTGCCGACGAAGGTCATCGACGCCGACGTCGGGCGTGAGAACACCGAGACATCTTGGCGCAGGATCTCGTGATAGAGGGCGGTCCGGCCAGGCCAGGTCGAGTCGGGGAGCTTGGGGTTGAAGAGCTCGGACGCCGGAGTGCCGCCGTCGCCGACGGCCATACGAAAGATCGAGCCGGCGAAGCCGCCGCCATTGGTGCCAATCAGGATGTCGCGCAGCCCGGTGACGCCGACGTCGACGATGAAGTTCTTGCTGTCGTGCACGAGCTCGAGCGGGCCGCGGCCGACTCGCCGTTCGATCCGAACATGCCCCTTGAACGTGAGTCTATCGGGTCGAGGCTTTCGACCGACCTCGAGGAACCGAAGGAAGGGGGGCAACTTCATGATTCACCGGGAGTTTAGAGGTCAGCCGTCAGAGTCGTCAATGTCGCGAGCTAGATGGCGTAGACGTCGGTCACCGTGGGACCCGTGTTGTCGGTGCGGAGCAGTGTACAGGAGGCGATCTGATGGGGCTGTGGAGAAGCGCTCGGTGTGGGCGGAACCGCGACGTTGAACTCGTTGATGGACTTCGTCGAGGCGGTGATCGTCTGAATCGTGAGGGCGGAGGGGAAGACCAGGTGCAGGCCCACGATCTCGGTGTCCTTGAGGGAGCTGCCCGCCAAGTCGATGTCGGTCTTGGTGTTTCGCGTCGTGGGGGTCGAGAACAGCGTGCCGTTCAGGATGATGTTTTCGCGACCGATCTTGATCGCATCGTGGTCGAGCTTGCGCTCGCCCGGGATCAGCACGTAGGACAGATCCAGGGTCTCGGTGATGAGCGCATCGGGGATGTCGAGCGCGATGAGGTGAGAATTGAACCGCTCGAGGACCTCGAAGTAGCCCTGGTAGATCCCACCAATGATGCGCACGACATCGCCGGTCGTGACCCCAAGCGCCGCGAAGTCGACCGATAGATCACGGAAGTTGCCCGCGGCCTGCGTGCCGCCGGTGGGGATCTCGCCGGTCGAGTCGTTGATGAGGAAGTTGTCGAATGCCATCGACTGATCCCACTCGTTGTTGCTGACCGTGGTGCTCAGGTCGAAGGCGAGTTGGTTAGGTGGCAGGTCCTCGGTGAACGTGATCGTCTCGTCCTCCGACACCGCGAACGAGAAGATGTACTCGGTCCAAGATGGCTTCATGTTGTCGAGGAACGTCACGAGCTCGGTCACGTTGACCCGGCTGACGATCGCCTCGGTGAGTACCTGGGGCAGGAACAGGTGGTTCTCGAGCAGCGTCAGTGCTTTCGTCTCGTCAGTGTTGCCGGGCCCGAACGTTGCGTTCGAGGTGAGGAAGCGGTCGATGCCTGCGCGGCCGAGCAGGCTTGCGACGAATCCGGGTTGGTTGTTGCGGTCGATGATCGAGACGCCGGTAGTGAGCGAATCGAACCGAGCAACGGAGTCTCCGCGGACCACAGTGGGAGAGAGGCCGGTCGGGATGCTGTAGGTGATGATCTGTCCGCGTGGATCGGTCACGTCGATCACTGCCAGCACGGTGTCGACGCGGGTCACGGTACCGGCCTTCTTGGCGAACGGCAGGCCGAGCAAGATCTGCAGGCCGCGCTGGAGATTGCCCGGCGTCGAGCCCGTCCAGAACGCGTACCACAGGCCCTGCAGCGCGAGCTTGTAGGCTTCGGAGTTCGATCGATAGAAGTCGATGAGGACGCCGAAGTTCCGGTACGGGGTCTCGCGGTCAACCCTCGTGGTCTCTGCCCACATCTGGCGGAGGCGCGCATCGGTGGGGCCAAGCGATGCCAGCGGGAACCCGGTGCGCACCGAGAGGATGCCGCCCTGCACGACATAGTCGACGTCCTCGACGAGGACAAGCGTTGGATTGTCGACCAGGTCCCTCAGGCTTGGAATCGAGACGATGGCCTTCGAAACCTTGATGCCATGCGGGAACGCGTTGATCGAGTAGACGACGTCGGTGGCCTGGGTGACCGGGAACTGTTCGACGACCTGAATCTGATCCGTCGAGGGCACTGCGTTGATGTGGTAGGTGCCGGCGTTCGGACCGTCGGTGATCGTGAGGACTCGGCCCGTTCGCACTGCGCTGAAGTCCACGTTGGGATCGGTCAACGTCGACGAATCAACAGCTCCTGCCGTGCCCTGGAACGGCAAGGTTGCGGTGCCGTTGTAGGTGTAGGACACGACGACCTGATCGCCGCTATTGATTGTCGTACCGGCGATGCGACGAATGACCGCGTTGGGCTCGTCGATCTCGTAGTCGAGTCCGAGCGTGTACTGGCTGTGCGAATAGCGGATCGTCACCGGGTCGCTGACCGGGATCCGGCCGCCATCGAGCGCCTGGATTGTTCCGGTCACGAGATTGACGACGTAGTCGCGGTTGGCGGTGTACTCGAGCGCCCCACTCGAGACCGAGACGGTACCGGTGATCAGCAACCCATAGCGCAGTGCTCTCACCGAGCTGTCGAAGAAGAGCATTGTCTCTTCTTGGAAGATCTGCCCCGACGGCGAACTCATCGTCAGCGTGTCGTAGAGGGCGGTCTCGTGCGACAAGTCGGCGTCGATGAACATCGTCAGGGTGAGCGTGTCGCTCTGCGGGAACAGGTCGCAGCTATTGTCATCAACGGCGAACTTGTTCCACCGCTCAGTCAGGAACACCGGCACCGTTGCGACGGTGGTCGAAAGCGCGGCGTCGATGATCTTCTGCTCGAGGTTCGAGGCGATCTGGATGTTCGCCGACCAGAAGGTCTCGAACATCTGGCGATCCGCGGTGGGCAGCAAGTCCCACACGTCCTCGAGGAACCGCCACAGGAAGGACGAGGAGACGCTCACCTCGACCGCTCCGCGTAGAGCCGAGCTCGCGTCTGCTGATCGACCGGATCCTTCGCGCCCGAGGAGGTTCCGAGCGTGCCAGTCTGCACCTGAGAGGGCAAGCCGGCGTTGGGCAGCCGCGTGGCCGCCTCATCCGGCGCGAGCCGGTGGAACGGCGGCGGGTGGTCGGGGCTCATCATGGCCGCGGGGATCTCGGTGTTGGTGATGTCGGCGCCGCGCTTGTACATACACGACACCGCGCCAACCTTCACGAGCTCGTCGACAAAGCTGAGGAGGTTCATACGAGGTTCCTCTGCAGAGTGATGTTGCGCGAGCGGAAACGAGCGATGCGCGGGGAGAGCGGCCGGTCGGTCGGATCCGGAATGGGATCATCGGGAATGGCCAGGTCGCCTGCGGTGTTCGGCGAGACGAAGACCACCGTCCCATCCTCGTTGTGGATTTCACCAAGGAGGGCTTGCGCACTACCCAGATCGACGCGGCGCGCCCCGTTGTTGTAGAGCAGGTCGACGATGTCGGAGATCTCTAGAGCATCACCTTCGTTCGTGGCATCGATCAGCTGCTTTACCAGCGTGGTCATGTCATCGACCGAGATCGCGGTGGCCGAGGTGCTGGTTGCAATCGTGTAGACCAATGGCTCGACCGAGTCGACGAACACCGGAATGAACTCGCGCGCAAGAAGCGACGCCGACTGGCTCTGATTGTCTCGATCGTCCATGAATGCCTGGATGGGGGGCACCTCATTGGCGACCTCGTAGTTCACCCGAACCGCGGTACCCACCAGCGAGTCATCGAACTCGATGTAGTTGTCCTCGTTCCACGAGAACCGCAACGTCGACTGGGTGACGACGAAGACATAGTCCGCGCCCTCGCCCACGCCGAACCCCCCTTCACCGAACCCGCCTGCGCCGAAGCCGCCTGCGCCGTTCAGGACCGCGCCTGTCGGATTCCCTGAGAGCGAGTCGAGGACCTGGATTGAATCGATGTCCATGATCGGGGTGTCAGTGATCGTGTAGTCGGTGCGATCCACCGAGCGCACCGTCTTGATGATGTCCACCGAGATCGGGTTGTACTCGTACGTCACCATCAGGTTGTCATCGACGTGGAAATCCACGCCGGTCTCGTCGGTCACGCTGAAGTTTCCGTAGATCGTGATCGCGTTGTTGCTCAGATGGTCCTTGACCGTGTACGTGCCGGCGACGTCGGCCGGGTTGTCCACCGTCAAGATCATCCCCGTCCGCACACCAGCGAACGCCCCGGTCTTGGTCAGCGTCTTGCCTGTGCTCACCACGCCGCCGGTGCCATCGACGTGAAAGATCGCCGACACCGGCAGTCGGGCGATGAGCCCATCGGCGTCATCGATAGCGTAATCAGCGCCCTCCGTGAATGGGCCGAGCCCGTCCACTGTCATGACCGTGGGGGCAACGTTGGTGCGATCGATGGACCCGTGGCTGAGGCTGTACTCGACGCTCTGAACGAGCAGCGCGATTGCATCGGACGCGACGCGCTGGCGGGTTGTGTCGACCTCGAGGCCGAAGATGTCCTTGGATCCGGGGGTGAAGGTACCGGTCTTGACGTAGACATCGACGTTGCCGCCGATGTGCACGTTGTAGACGATGTCGCGCATCATCTCTGGATCGTGGAATCCGATCGGCTGGATCTCCTCGATGGTCGTGAAGTTCTCCGTGAGCGTCACGATGATGCCGCGACCGGTCACCAGCGCGCGCACCGTCACCGCGACCTTGATGCGATCGATCAGCTGGGTGTTGGTCTCGCGATCGCGCCCCTGGCCGACCGCGAACAGGTTGGTGACGTTCGCAACGCCCTGGGGCTCCGCTTCCATCGTGGTGATCGCGCCGGCGTCGACGTTGTAGTCGGCGCCCTGGTCGAGCGCGATGATCGGGATGTCGACGTAGAATAGCGAGCCGTCTTGGTTCAGTGCCATCTCGGCGCTGGTCACCGACACCGGCTCGGAGTTCGAGTAGCGCTGGCCTGCGGGGCCGCGCCAGATGAGGACGGACATCGGCGAGCTGAAATCCTGGGGCTCGAAGAACCGGACGCGCTCGACCGTTGACCCGATCGCCCCGGGGATGCGTTCGACGAAGGCGTTCGACGCCAGACCGTCGACGATGTCCTCCGGGAATGCGTCCGGATCGGACGCTCCCAAGATCGTCAGGATCGATTGGCTGGCCTGCACGGCCGTTAGCTCGTCGATGATAGGCTGGAGGATGATCGATTGCGGATCGATCATCAGGCCGGTGGTCGGTACACCATTGCCGGTATCGAAGTTCGGATCGAACTCGAGCAGGCGCTGAATGATGAAGTCGCGGACTGGAAGCGTCATCAGGTCACCACGACGGCTTGGGCTTGTTGTTGCTCTTGATTCACCACGGCGATGATCACGCGGAGCTCGGTGGAGCTCTCATCGGGGACAATGTCGACCAGGTTCAGGTTCTGCAGCAACTCGGAGGGAGGGCGGCTGGTCTGCTGCTGTTCCTCCTTGATGGTCTGCTCGACCATGCTGACGATCATCTGGACGTCCGCGAACAGCTCGGACGGATCATCCGGGTTGATGTTCGAACCGATCAGGTTGCGCATGCCACCGGAACGACCCGGCACCACGATCGATCGCCCGCCGTTGGTCAGGAACAAGAGAGCGACGATCTGCACGAGCAGATCGATCCCGTCGATCTGCACCGGCGGCTTTGGCGCGCCCAATCGCAAGGCCCCAGTGATGGGGTCCTGGATGAGGATCTTCAGGTCGGGCACAGCCGCACGATATCACGGCGTGTCGCAGGCCACGACGCCGGCGTTGGGTTGCGCGGAGGTGCTCTCGAGCGTTGATGCAAGCCGGCCGCCGGCGCCGACGGCCAGCTGATCGATGTTGCCTAGGAGCGCGTTGTACTGCGAGAGCCCGGCAAGGGATGTGTCGAGAGCGCCGCCCGCGGCCGCGAGCGCCCCCTGCAGGTCGGTCACGATGGATTCGATGGTCTTGGCGTTCTTCTGGATGTTCGCGATTTGATCTTGGGCCTGCGTGATGAACCGCAACCGACCCTGATCCGAGGCGTCGACCGCAGCGATGTTGAGGTTGGTCTGCTGGCCGATGAGGTCGTCGCGGATCGCGGCGATCTGCTGCTTGGTTTGGTCGTCGTCCGTGCCGGCGATGCCGTGGGTCAGGCAAGCGATCGCCGTGCCGAGATAGGATAGGAGGGTGGGGTCGCTGTCGAGGAACGACTGGAAGGAACCTGCGTTCAGCATGTCGACGCCTCGGTCGAGCCCGAGCTGGCGCATGCCGTCGATCAGCTGGCCGTAGCTTTGCGCAAACTGCATAGGGATCGCCGCGAACCTCGCGCAGGTCACGCGCTGCTGCGCCGCCACCATGGCCGATTGATCGATGCGGCTGGTCTGGCTGAGCGCCGTGCTCGAGGCAAGTTGATGGAAGGTCGCAAGGCGACTCGGGTTGATGCGACCTGCACCGACGTCGCTCATGAGACGCCGCGCACCGGCGGTCAGCGCGAGGACCTGGTTCTGCAGAGGTAGCGGGTTCTCGACGCCGGCGATCGTGACCTCGTTCGCGATCGTCGTCAGCGCCCCCAGCAGGGTCGCGAGCTCGGCCGCGAGCTCGGCCGCCTTGGTGGGGCCCTCGATGGAGCCCTCCTGCAGCGTGACCTGCTTGACCTGGTCCATCAGGGTGACGATGGCCTTGATCCGCGAGGTCCACGCCAGCGTCTGGGTCGAGGCTGCGCTCAGGTCCCCCAGCGTGATGGCGAGCTCGATGCGCCCGACCAGGTCGTTGAGCTTGCCCTGGATCGACGCCACCGCGCGGGCGCGCGTGTTCTGCGCCTGGGTGCCCTGGCCGGCGGTCCGAAAGTTCGGCACGACCGTGTTGAGCTGCTGCACGTAGAAGTTGATCACCTGGACCTGGCTGACGATCGCCGAGGCCTCGGCCTCGATGATGTTCAGTAGGGAGGGGATCGCGAGCATCGTGAGCTTGATGTCAGAGGCTTGCACGGTCGCCGGGTCCACGCTGCCGAACCCGAGCACGTCGGCCACATCCATGATGGTCGGGCCCGACGTCGGCGGCGTCAGGATGGCTCCGGCCTGCAGGAGTGCCTGGCGAGCTCGTTCGAACGCGTTCGAGTCGAACGTGACCACGCCGGCCTGCAGGCGCTGGGTGACTAGCAGCGCGGCCTGCGCCTGCTCGAGCAGCGTGTTGGCGTTCATCAGATCAGCAAACGATCCGCTCGTATAGGTCGGGCTCATCTTGATGACGATGAGCATCGCGTTGACGAGCTGCACGATGTGCTTGCGCAGGCACGTGAGGTTTGAGGTCTTCAGATCGATCGCCTGGATCATCGTCGTGCACATCCGCTGTGCCGCAGCGTAGGGGACGTCGGGGTAGAGCGACATCGCGTTGCCGACTGTCGTAGCAAGCGATGAACCGAGCGCGCTGATCTGCTGGATGCGCTTGGTGACGCCCGCACTGTCGGACGACATGGCGCTGAGCATGTCGGAGAGATCCCGCTGGGTGTACTGGCTCGCCAATCCAGCCGCCACACTGGTGAGGCTGCCGAAGGTGTCACTCGCCGAGCTCGCCGCGGCGTTGCCAAGGAGGCTGTCGAGGTGCTGGTCGCCGATCGCCGCCAGGGGGTCGGTGAACCCCTGGATGGCGGAGGCGATTTGGTCCGTGAGCGTGGCAAGCTGCTTGGCCACGAACTGCGGGAACACCTGCGAGAGGCATCCCACGGCCTGCTGAATGTCGGCGATCGCGGCCACTACCAGTACTGCTCGACTTTCTTGCGGATCTGCGCCTTGATGGCACGCACCTTCTGTGGCGACAAGTTGATCGCCTGCGCGAGCTCGGCGTCATCGGTGATGATTGGCTTCCCGAATCCCTCGAAGGTGTGCTCGAGCACGAGCTGCTGGTCCGGGTTGAGCGAGCCGTGAAGGAACACGGCCTGACGCCGGATGTTGCTGTCGCCGCCGACCTCTACGGCGGGCCCGTCGCCCTCGGCCGTGAGGTCCTTGCGGAGCTCCTGGCGCAGGGTGCCGACGTTCTGCACGGTGATGTGCTTGGACTTCTTCTTGAGGTCGGCGACGTCCTGCGCGGCCAGGAGCATCTCGTCGGCAA